GGTAAAAAGCTAAAAATATATAATGATTTAATAAAAGGCAAATTTTTGTGTACAAAATCTAGTGATAATGTGAGAAAATATGCAAAAGAATTTACAGATACGCAAAATATGAAGATAGAAAGCATGGAATGTGATCTTTGTGATTATCCTAGAAAACATAAAATGTATTATTATGAATGGGCAATCCACGAAAAAGTCAATTACTAATTGGTTTTTTACACGCATGAGGTTTTGATTTAAGCGTGGTCTTAACTGATTGGTTCATAATACCCCATAAATAACCTCTAATCTTTGCTTTAAATATCACAATGACGCTAATATGAATAAATAATGGCAAATAATAAACCATACAAACTTCTAGATCAACAAGTTACTGATACTTTATTATCAGCTATTAAATTAGGGGCCTTCATCGAACATGCTTGTTATTTCGCAGGAATTAATAGTAGTACTTTTCGATCTTGGCGAGGAAAAGCTGAAGAGGGTGTAGAACCTTATAAATCTTTTTGGGCAGAAGTTACTAAAGCAGAAGCAGAGGGAATCATAAGACGCATGGCTAGAATAGAAAAAGCCGGATTAGAGGGAAATTGGCAAGCAGACGCGTGGGTTTTAGAAAGAAAATATCCGGAGAAGTTTGGTAGGAGAGATCGTGTACAAATCTCAGGAGACCCAAATGCACCTGTTGAAGTAGATTTAACATGGTCCGATGGTTCAAAACTAGATAGAGAGAACGAAATAGTAATACAAGAGGAAGAATAATGAGTTATATATTTGATGATGTTTTGCTTGATGATTTGGACGATGAATTACCTAACTGAATTAAGATTAGCTGATGAGGTAACTCTTGAAAAAAAATTAGATTTAAGGGTACTTAGTTTAGGTGCAGGTGTTCAAAGTTCTACATTAATTTTTAAATTATTAGAAAATGAAATTAAGCCTGTTGATATTGCTATATTTGCAGATACAGGAAACGAGCCTAAAGAAGTATATGAGTGGCTTAAATACTTAAAAAAACTTACTAAAAATATAATTGATATAGAAGTAGTTAGAAATGAAAAAAACACAGGAAATATTATTACTGATATACTTAGTCCTAGTGGTAGGTTTGCCTCTATTCCTGTTTATACAATTAATCCGGATAATACAAAGGGCAACACAAGAAGAACTTGTACAAGTGAATATAAAATAGTCCCTATACAAAAAAAGATCAGAGAAATTTTAGGTGTTAATAATCTTAGAGGAAAAGCTGTCGAAATGGTTATGGGCATTAGTTATGACGAAATACAAAGATGTAAAACACCACCTAACAAATGGCAAATTAATTGTTATCCTTTTATTGATAGTAAAATCACAAGAGACGATTGTAAACATTGGGTAAGTCATAGTCAATATGATCAACCACCAAGAAGTGCTTGTATTATTTGCCCATATCATAGAAATGAGGAATGGTCACACCTTAAAAACAACTATCCAGAAGAATTTAAACAAGCAGTTTGGTTTGATGAACAGCTAAGAAATAACAAAGAAAGTCAATTTGTTAATAAATTAGATGGAGAACTGTATTTGCACGATCAAAGAAAGCCATTAAAAGATGTCGATTTTGATACAGTTAAAGAAAAACAATACAACTTATTTGATGATGAATGCGAGGGAATGTGCGGAATTTAATCAAAAACCACAAAAATAGCGACTATAAAAAGAAAAATCAGCACTATGCAGTGTATTGCATTCAATACTGTGTTTTACGTAAAATTGTACAGTAATGTACTGAATTTATCAGCAATGTAGCACTGTACAACTCTACACCTGTATTTATCAGCAATAACTGTTTGTACAACATAATGTACAAAATAAAAACGCCGGAAAGGTTACGGTTTTAAATCGTACAATCTTGTACATACCTGTACATATCAGTACTAATCAGTACATACCTGTACATACCCGAACATACCTGTACATATCAGTATTGATCTCTACACGGCTGAACATACCTGTACATACTGTGTACACCTGTACAATTTGTACATTTTTAAAGTACTAATGTAGTGGAGTGCTTTAGTACTGAATTGATGTAAAATAAATACATGGAAACAGAATTAACTACTGAATTAATAAAACCTAAATATAAAGTTAAATTACCACAACTTCATAAGGGCCAAACAGATGTTGCTATTTCTAATGCCCGATTTAAAGTTTTAGCTGCAGGTCGGCGTTGGGGTAAAACAAGACTCGGTGTGTGGTTATGTTTAGAACAAGCTTGGAAAGGTGGTAGATCGTGGTGGATAGCCCCTACATATAGTATGGCTTTAGAGGGTTGGAAAGATTTAAGAAATATAGGTGTCGAACACGGAACAATAATTAAAGAAAGTGAAAAAACAATTATCACACCACTTGGTGGAATGGTATCAATTAAATCTGCTGATAATCCGGATAGATTGAGAGGTGCAGGACTTGATTTCGTGGTACTTGATGAGTGTGCTTTCATGAAAGAAAATACATGGGCTGAAGTGGTAAGACCTACCTTAACTGAAAGACAAGGTGGTGCTTTATTTATCAGTACACCAAAAGGCTATAACTGGTTTGAAAAGCTATATCATGAAGCAGAAAATAGAGATGATTGGGAAAGATGGCAAATTCCTACAAGTTCTAATCCATTTGTACCTAAAACAGAGTTAGAAATTGCAAGAAAAGAAATAGGTAGTTATTTATACAGTCAAGAATATTTAGCTGAATTTGTAGAGTTAACAGGTGGAATGTTCCAATCAGAGTGGTTGCAAAGGTTTAGAGTCAAAGCTATTACTGATTTTAATAAAGACGGAAATTATGAAACAAACGACTATTATGTGCTTAATGATGAAACAATTAAAGCAAAAGATGTTCGAAAAATTGCAACAGTTGACCTTGCTACTTCAACAAAAGAGCAAGCAGACTATACAGTGGTTACGATCTCGGGCGTTACTCCAAAAAATAATATCGTTGTTCTTGAGGTCATAAGAAAAAGACTAGAAGCACCAGATATAATACCTGTTCTTAAAAAGGCATTAGCTGATTGGAACCTAGATTATATAGGAATAGAAAGAGCAGGATATCAATTAGCTTTAGTCCAAATAGCTAGAAGAGAGGGACTTCCGGTTGTTGAATTAAAAGCAGATCGAGATAAGGTAAGTAGAGCTATGCCTTTATCAGCAAGAATGGAACAAGGTCAAGTTCACTTTATAGAAAATGCTTTATGGTTTGATGAATTAGAAAGAGAGCTTTTACAATTCCCTGAGGGAGAACATGACGACCAAGTAGATAGTTTGGCTTATGCTATACTTGAAACACAGAGAAATAAAAAGTGGGTTGCTTACTAAACAAATTGGGATTTATAGACTACTATTCTACTGTAAGATTTAAAAGGATACAAATTGGCTGAGAGAAGAAAATTTAGCGACATAATCTTCGGTAGAAATAGCGAAGTCAAAAGAAATACAGGAAGCTTTTTCAGAGATGATCCCAATGAAAGCATTTGGGGAGCAACAAGCTTTATTCAAGGATATAATACAGTCGCAGGTGCTTGGGATACTAATGGATTAGGTAACGGAGAAAGCAACTCAGCAGTTACGGCTTGTCTTCAATTATTAGGATTATCATTTTCAGAAGCCACACTTGAAGTTTGTTATTACAACGAAGACGGAGAAAAAGAAGTCGTTCCAAACCACCCACTAGCACTTTTAATGAGAAGACCAAATCCTTTTATGTCCGGAGATATAGTTCAGCAATATATTATCAATGCTTTACATGTTTCGGGCAATGCTTATTTATTAAAACAACACAATGAGAGTGGAGAATTAGTTGCTTTATATCCTCTTATGCCGGATCAAGTTACACCTAAAGGAACTGAAAGCGAATTAATAACATATTACATTTACGAAACAGAAAGTGGAAAAATAAAACTTGAAGCAAATGATGTCGTTCACTTTAAATTAGGATTAGATTCAGTAAACCACAAACTTGGATCAAGTCCACTTAAAACAGTATTAAGAGAAATATATGGAGATGAATCAGCAGGACAAATGGCAACTGCTTTATTATCTAACATGGGAGTTCCAAGTGTCATGATTACACCAAAAGATGACTTTGGGCCAACACCGGAAGAAGCAGAACAGATTTCTAAAACTTATCAACAAAAAGTTAGTGGTAAGAATAAAGGCAAACCATTGGTAATGAGTGGTGCTATGAATGTAGAAAAACTTTCTTTTAGTCCTAAAGATTTAGATATAGGACTTTTAAGACAAGTTCCAGAAGAAAGAATAAGTGCCGTGCTTGGTGTTCCGGCTATTCTTGCAGGTCTTGGTGCAGGTTTAAAACATGCAACTTACTCTAACGCTAGAGAATTAAGAGAATTTTTCACAGAGAATAAACTAATTCCTTTATGGCGAATGGTTGGAGAAGAAATCACACAACAAATTTTATTAAGAGATTACACAGATAATCCCTTGTATGAAGCTAGCTATAACTTTAGTGAAGTAAGAGCTTTACAATCAGATCAAAACGAAATGTATGAAAGACTAAATGTCGGAGTACAGGGTGGTTGGATTACAGTTAAAGAAGCAAGACAACAAGCAGGTTTACCATTTGATGATGAAATGGAATATTATATTTTGCCTATTAATGTACATCTACACTACAAAGGCATGGAAATGTCAAAACCACCAACCAATAGAGATGAGATGGAGACTGAACAACCGGAATACACACCGGAAGTAGTTACTGAAGATGATGAGGAAAACTCTAAAGGCACTAAGGTTATTAAAAAAATAGAAGATCAATTCTGCGTAATAGCAGAAGATAGTGGAAAAAACATGGGTTGTTATCCAACACGAAAATTAGCTCAACAGAGACTCGATCAGATAAGCCGATATTCAAACAATCCTAAAAATGATTAGTGAAAGAGTAAAGAAAGCCCTCAAAAAAAAAGTAGAGGAACATAACGAAAAGCACGGAGATGACTCTAGGAAAAAAGTAACTCTTAGAATGCTTACGGCAGTATTTAAAAGAGGAATTGGTGCTTATAATACAAATCCAAGTTCAGTAAGGCCAACAGTTACATCAGCAGATCAATGGGCATATGCAAGAGTGAATGCCTTTTTATATGCTTGTAGAACTTTAAAATTTAGAGGTGGAAAGTTTGACTTAGACTTACTACCTAGTGCGCACCCTTTATCAAGTAAAAAATCATTATCAAAAGGAATTTATGACGATATAAACTTTAGTATTCCAAAAGGAGCTAAAGAAGAAGCTAAAAGAGGTCTTGCTTGGAGAAAAGAATATGGTCGTGGTGGTACTTCAGTTGGTATTTCATCGGCAAGATATATAGTCAACAACACAACTGTAAGTCCTCAAAAGGCTAGACATATAGCTAAATACTTCCCAAGACATGAGATCGATAAAAGAGCAGAAGGTTATTCAGTCGGAGAAGATGGCTATCCAAGTAATGGAAGAATTGCTTGGGCTTTATGGGGTGGTAATGCCGGTAGAGATTGGAGTGCTAAATTAGTTAGAGCCATGAACAAACGAGATGATGAAGTTAAATTTGCCAGTGCTAGAGAGTTAATCGAAAGAAGAAATGCGCTAAGAGAAATGAAGAAAGAAGCTCGTGTTACAAGATTTGAGAATGTAGAAGTAAAGAATGACATATGGACAGCTTATGATAGGTTATTAGGTAATTGGGATTATGTGCTTGCAGGTGTATATTATGATTTATTAAAAAAACAAGTAAGAATGATTAGTAAAACACTAGCAGAAAACACTTCTACAACTTCAGGAATATCTAATTTAATAAATGCACAAATAGACAGACAAACAACCATTGATTGGAAAGATGAATTAATTCCTTATTATGAAAGTATGGCAATAGATTTTGCTTATTTTCAAGTTGATCTCTTGTTACCCGAAGAAGCTAAAGAAAACTTTGTATTTAATGAAACTGAACAAGAAGACATACTTAGAGCTAGAAGACGAGCACCAAGACAAATAATACTTACAGAGGGTTTTTACCCTAAAAGAAAAAGAGGGCAGTCAATTCCAATTAACAATACAAGGTACAACAGAAGTGCAAAATCTTTTATTGAATCTAGGTTAAATACATTCTTGCCCGATATGAGTGCAACAATGAAAAATAATTTAAACCGGTCATTAAGAAAAAGTTTAGATGAAGCTACAAAACTAGGATTAACAGGTGTTGATCTAGATGACTTTATTAGGAAAGGGATTTCAAATAGTCTTGGTAAAAAGAATCTTGGTAGGGCTATGAATATTGCAAGAACAGAGGGTAGCGCTTTATCTAATTGGAGTACGCAAGAAAGTGCTAAAGCTACAGGATTAATACTTGAAAAAGAATGGATAACTAGAAGAGATGGACTAGTTCGAGATAGTCATTTGTTTATGGACCTTGTAAGAGTAAATCAGAATAGTGACTTTACTGTTCAAGGTTACAAAATGAATTACCCTGGAGATAGTAGCCAAGGAGCACCGGCAGGGCTAGTATGTAATTGTAGATGTAGCATGATTTTTCATGAAAGTAGGATATAATAGGAGTCAATATGACAAAGCAATTTAAAGAATTTAAACTCTCAACAACAGATGATGTAGAGGGAAAAGTAGAAGCAGTTTTTTCTGTATTCAACGAAGTGGATAGCGACGGAGATGTCGTTTTGCCTAATTCAATTAAATCCGGTTACGGAGAAAGAGGAGTCGCAATGGTTTGGGCTCATGATTGGAAAGATGTAGTTGGTAGAGGAGAAATTGTCGATGATGGCAATAAAGCTATTTTTAAAGGTCAATTTATTATGGATACTGAAAGAGGCAGAGACGCTTTTAATACAGTAAAAGCCATGGGAGATTTACAACAATGGTCATTCGGCTATGAAGTAGACGATTACGAAGTCGGAATGTTTAAAAAAGATAGTCAAGAGATCGAAGTTAGGTATCTAAAGAATGTAAAAGTATGGGAAGTTAGTCCTGTATTAGTAGGGGCCAATCAAAACACCTCAACTTTATTAGTAAAAAGTGATGAAGAACTTCGAGAAGATTGTGTCAAAGATACAAAAATAGAGGAAATAAAAGAGCCAAAAAGATTTAACGAAGATGTAGATGAGTTGCTTATCAAGTTGTCTACTGTGTTAAAAAGAGCTAAGGAGCTTACTGCCTTACGCTTAAAAAAAGAAAAACTATTGTCGGAGAAATCTACTGATGTACTTGAAGAGTTACAAGACACACTACAAGAAGTGTTTCAAGATATAGACACACTACTTGATATTGCTAGTCCTAAACTCGAAGAGGAAACAATAGACGACACGACAATTCTATTAGAGACTGAAAAGATTCTATTGGAAACAATGGATCCGGAAGTCCAATAAGGAGATAACAATTATGGCAAATCTTAATGATTTGAAGAAAGAACTTCAAGATCTTAGAGAGTCCACAATGTCGGAATTTTCAACAGTAGAGTCTACAGGATTCGATGCTGAGAAAAAAGGCGAATGGGACAAGCGTAATGAAAGAATGTCCGAGTTAGTAACTACAATAAAAGAAGCTACTAAAATAGAAAGTGAAAAAAAAGAACTTGAAGAAGCAATTGAGGCAGGAAAAGTTGTGGAGCCAAAAGGTATCCACTTCGAAAAAGCTGAATCAGAAGCACCTTTAACTCTTGGTGGTCAATTTCTAGAATCAAATGCCTATAAAGCATTTGCTGAGAACGGTCAAAAAAACATTACATCTGAGTTGAAGTTTAATGTTGGCTATAAAGCCGACACAACAACTGGCACAATGCCTCCAAGCGTAATTAGAAGCCCTAGAATACAGGAATCAGCACAAAGAGACCCTTTTGCACTTCCTAACTTAATTGATACGATCACAACAGATCAAACATCATACAAGTACCTAGAGGAAACTACATTTACAAATGCAGGTGGGCCAATCGCTGAAGGTGGAACATACGCAGAAGATACATTAGCATTTACTGAAAGAACTGAAGTAATTAGAAAAATTGGTTCATTCATTCCTATGACTGATGAACTTCTTGCAGATGTACCGGCAGCACAAGGATATATTGATAGCAGATTGCAATTCATGGTTAATTCCAACATACAAGACCAAATTTTAGGTGGTTCTGGTGCAGGAAATAACCTTACTGGATTCTTAAATAAAACTGGAATCAATACCTTTAACTATGCAAACTACACTCCGGCAACTGGGCTAAAAAGAATCGGTCAAGTTTTAGAAGCAATTACTGAAATTCAGAAAGATAGCTTCTTGAATCCTGACGCAATTCTTATGCACCCAAGTGACTGGTACCAAGTTATAACTGAAACATCAGCAGTAACAACTAGTGGATCTCATAATCCATTATTCGTTGGTGCAGGCGACTTTGGTTCTAGCGTAGCAGCAACCCTTTGGGGATTGCCTGTGGTACCTACCACACAGTTGACTGCAGGAACTGCATTAGTTGGTGTATTCGGTGGAGGACAAGCTTGTCATTTAGTCGCAAGACAGGGAATGGAAGTAAGCATGTCGGATTCACACGATGCAAACTTTGTAAAAGATATTGTTGTTATGAAAGCTTCTGTAAGATTAGGACTTCCTATCTACAGAGCAAGTGCTTTCTGTTCAATAACAAACTTCTAAGGAAGATAAAAAATTACTATGGTATCACTCTCAAACTACGGTTTGGGAGTGGACCAAGTAGGAAAGGTAAAAATGGCAATTTTAAAGAAAAGCGTATGGATTGATGATGACGGCAAAATAGCTGAGGGTGATTCAATGCCTTCTAAATGGAAAAAAGGAAAGTTATTAGGCGCTAAAGGTCAAGAAGTTACAGACGCACAAGCCAAAGAGTGGGGCATTGGTTCTAAAGCTAAAGCACCTGCAGAGAATAAAGGAAAGTAAAAACTTATGTCCATTACTAATGGTTACTGTACTCTTGCAGAAATAAAGACTTACATTGGCTTAACAGGTAGTGGACAAGACGCTAACTTGGAGAACGCAGTAGAAAGCGCAAGCCGAGAAATAGATCAATATTGTGATAGAATTTTTTATGTCACAGGAAGTGTAAGTCAACACTATACTCCTACTAACTTTTTCGAAGTACAAATAAATGATGTTAGCTCTACAACAGGTCTTGTAGTTAAACTTGACACTACTGATGACGGAACACACGATAAGACATTAACAATAAATACAGATTTTATTGTGACACCCGAGAATAGAGCAAATGGAGTAAGTCAAAACCAACCAATTACAGGCTTAAGAATATTAGATAGTAGAAGTTCAGAAAGATTTGATCCCAAAATTATTAATAATGTAAAAGTAACAGGTACATTTGGCTTTTCAGCAGTACCGGATTCTATAAAACAAGCTACATTTTTACAAGCAACTAGATTATTTAAAAGAAAAGATAGCCCTTTCTCTACATACGGCAACCCACAAACAGGTACAGGAGAATTGTTTAATCGATTCGATCCGGACGCATTAAAACTTATCAGAGGTTACGCTAAGAAAACTTTGTAATGGCACGAAATAAAGACTTCGAAATAGAAGTATTAGGTGCAAGACAATTAAAAAAAAGATTAGACGCAGAAAACTTACTTAATACTCCATTAAGAAAATACTTTAATGCTACTGGTAAGATTGTAAAAGCAAAAGCTAAAGAAAATACACCGGAGTTTTCTGGAAAACTAAAATCACAAATAAAGTATAAGAAAGTAGCAGATCGTGGAAGATTGCCCGGTGGTGTAAAAGTTTTTGTTAATACACCTTATGCTCCCTTTGTACATGGAGATATGAATAAAAATTTCAAATATAAGGGCTTATCTTATCCAAAAGACAAAGATAAATTTGACAGAACAAAACCTCATTGGCCACCATTTAAAGCATTAGCAAAATGGGCAGACGCAAAAGGCATACCGGTATTTTTAGTTGCAAAATCAATATCGGAAAAGGGTACTGCAATCGTGCCATTTATAAAAATGGGTTATGAACAAGCAGAAGATCAATTAAAAATAGAATTAGAACTAGCTTCTAAAAGAGTAGAAGCACAATGGAAAAAATCTAGAGGAACACTTAAAAAATAATATGGTAACATAATTGCATGGCAAGTTTAACAAATATAAGAAATGGAATAGCAACTAATCTAGGAAACATATCATCTTTATCTGTTTATGGATATGTTCCGGATTCAATAGAACCACCAACGGCGATAGTCGGTGTCGTTGATTCAGTCGAATATGATACATCAATGGCTCGTGGTGCTGATACATACGAGATACCAGTGTTGTTATATGTTTCAAGAGTAGATGCACAGGACAGTCAAGAGACTTTAGACTCATATTTAGCTTCTAGTGGAGCCAATTCGATCAAAGCACAAATAGAAAGTGACGATACCTTAGATGGTTCTGCAATGTCTTGTAGAGTAGTTGAAGCTTCGAATTATGGAGTCTATACTATAAATAACATAGACTATTTAGGTGTAGAATTTGAGGTAAGTGTAGTAGCATGAAATATTTAGTAAAGACAAGCATATATGTAGACGATAAAGAAATTAAAGCAGGTTCAGTTATTGATGATAATGCAATTCCAAAGAAATCAAAAAAGTGGTTGCTAGAACAAAATATAATTGAAAAGTCAGACGGGACAAATAAACCGACTAATATAGAACAAGAAGAAGAATAATGCCTTACGGAACAGGTAAGCCTTCAAGTAGAAGAAGAAGACGAAGACGAGGAACAGGTAAAAAATAAATGGCCTTTATACACGGAAAAGACACAGTAGTTTTTTGGAATTCAAATAATTACTCAACATATTTTAGTTCAGTAGATATTAACTCAACTGCAGATATTGCTGAAAGTACAACTTTTGGAAATGTAAATAAAACCTATGTAACCGGAGAAAGAGATGGAACAATTAGTCTATCTGGATTTTGGGACGCAACTGCAGATGGAGCTTTTAATTCTGCTTACGGAACAGACTTTTTTAATTTAGTCATAGGTCATGATGGAATAACAACTGGTAAAAGAACTTCTTTTAGTAGCACAATGATTACAAACTATGGTGCTTCAAGTCCAGTCGGAGATATAGTAGCAAGTAGTCTTGATCTACAAAGTGATGACGGATTATGGAATGGTTCAGTTTTAATAAATGGTGCCTTTACTGCAACCGGAGTTCAAGGTTCAGTTCAAGATAATGCGACTTCAACATCAAATGGTTTAGGTGCTTTTTTATTAGTTACTTCTGTAAGTGGAACAAGTCCAACTGCTACTGTAAAGATACAACACAGTGCAGACAATTCAACATGGGTAGATTTACTTTCTTTTGGAGTAGCAAACTCTGCACAGTCACAAATAAATCAAGTGCAAGACGGAACAACAATCAACAGATATTTACGCGTATATAATACTATCGGTGGTAGCAATACTCCGACAGTTAATGCTATAGTAGGTATAGCAAGAATTAATTAATAGGAGAAGAAATGGCATTTGTACACGGAAAAAGTTCAGTATTTAAGTTAGACAACGCGTCTGCCTCATTGACTGATATTTCTGCTTATGTGAACAATGTAGACTTCCCTGAAACTGCCGATGTTGCTGAAACTAGCACCCTTGGATCAACTAACAAAAGTTACATTGTAGGTCTTAAAGACGCTACTTTAGGTGTGACTGGTTTATGGGACGCTACTGTGGACGCAATTTTTGGTGCTGTTGTAGGACAAACTGCAACTCTTACATTTGAATATAGCCCGGAGGGAACTGGTTCCGGAAAAATCAAATATACAGGAGAATGTATTGTCACTAACTATGGTCAAACCTCTCCTGTTGGAGATGTTGTTGCCTATTCAGCAGATATGCAAGTTTCAGGTGCAGTTACAAGAGCAACACACTAAGTAAACTAATCGACTAAACTTATATTAAGTAAAGGAGATTAATTGAAACGATTAAAATTAGAAGATATTAACTCACTTCCTAATGTTCCAACTAAAGAATTGGAAATTAAAGAATGGGGTGTATCGATCATAATACAAGGCATTAATAAAGCTACACAAATAGAACTCGGTCGAATTATTGATGGAGAAAATACAGACGCTTTCGATTATCAAAAAGAATTATTAAAAGCATGTATTCTCGAACCTGTCTTAGCTGATAAAGATGTTGACAATCTATATGAAAAAGATAGTTCAATTATTGACGAAATCTTTGTAGAAATTAATGCTTTAAATGGTGTTG